ATGGCGGCTATGTGCTGTCCTCGCGGTCGAATGCCATGACGCGCGGCGTGCTGGGCTTACAAGTCCAGCTCCGGCGGCTGGGCGTTCTAGGCAATAAGCACATTCCGACGACCTACCTTCGCGCGTCCTTCGATCAGCGTCTCGCCCTGCTGCAAGGCATCATGGACACGGACGGCTACTGCGACACTCGCGGACAGTGCGAGGTCTCCCTGACCCGCAAGGTGTTGATCGACAGCGTGCATGAGTTGATCCTGTCGCTTGGCATCAAGGCACAGATGGTCGAGGGCGTCGCCACGCTGGATGGGCGGACCATCGGTCCGAAGTGGCGCGTCAAGTTCCTGACGGAGCATCCCGTTTTCCGCCTGTCGCGCAAGCTTATCAGGCAGAAGCGCGGGGGATTCCGGGGTACGCATGGCGTCCGCTACATTGAAAGCGCCACGCCGATCGAGCCGGTGCCGATGCAGTGCATTCAGGTCGACAGCCCGAACCACATGTACCTCTGCGGCCGGACGATGATCCCGACGCACAACACCATGCTGGAGATCGGCTGGGGCGTGAATATGGCCGAGTCGGGGATCATCTTCCGACGCCAGCGGACCCAGGTCGACGGCCTTGAGAAGGAAGGCAAGCGTCTGATCGGCAACGCGGCGCAGTTCAACGGTCAAGACCTTGAGTGGACATGGAAGTCCGGCAAGACGTTAAAGCTTGCTGGTATGAACGCGGCGGATGACTGGATGGCTCACGCCGGCCGCGAGCGCGACTACATGGCGTTCGACGAAGGCGGCGAGTTCCTTGAAAGCCAAGTCGCATCGATCACGGCTTGGCTGCGTGCCTCGCCGGGCAGGCGCACCCGCGTCATCATCGGCTCAAACCCGCCTCGCTCGTCAGATGGTCAGTGGCTCGCAAGGTGGTTTGCCCCGTGGATTGACGACACATTCCCCGACAGAGCGCGCCCCGGTGAGCTGCGCTGGGCGGTACATGTCGCCGTCAACGGTCAAACGCAGATCAATTGGGTCGACGGGCCGGGCGAGTACGAGATTGCCGGAGAGACTTATACGGCCAAGTCCTACACGTTCATCCCGGCCAGCCTGAAGGACAACCCGGCCCGCGATACGCCGGAATACCGCGCGACCCTGCAATCCCTGCCTGAGCCCCTGCGTTCGCAGCTCCTGTACGGCGACTTCGGCGCGGGCGTGCAGGACGCGGCCGACCAGATGATTCCGACCGCCTGGATCAAGGCGGCGCAAAAGCGGTGGCTGCCGACGCCTCCTCCCGGCGTGCCGATGTGCGCCATGGGCGTGGACGCCTCGGGCGGCGGCAACGATCCCATGGTGATAGCGCCGCGGCATGACGGCTGGTTCGCGCCCCTGATCGAGACGCCGGGCTCGTCCATTCCCCCGGATCGGCTCGGCACCTATCAGGCCGGCATCGTGATCAGCCATAGGCGCGATGAGGCCAAGGTCATCGTGGACCTGGGAGGCGGATATGGCGGCGGCATCCTTGAACACCTGAAGACCAACGGCTGTGATGTCGAGGGCCATAAGGGCGCGTCGGCCTCGTCGGCCCGCACCAAGGACCGCCAGTTGATGTTCCGGAACAAGCGCACGGAAGTCCTGTGGCGCTTCCGCGAGGCGCTGGACCCCGACCAGCCGGGCGGCTCGCCGATTGCGCTCCCGCCTGGGCAGGGCCTCGTCGCGGACCTGACGGCGGTGACGTTCGAAATCGTGAGCCAGTCCGGCGGCATGGCCGTCAAGGCACTGAGCAAAGAAGACGTGTGCGAGAAGCTCGGCCGCTCCCCAAACGAAGGCGACGCCCTCGTCATGGCCTGGAGCGCGGGCCTCAAGCAGGCAAACGTACCGGGCGGGTTCGCCGCCATGGGCAAGAGGCGTCCGCAGGTGGTTCTGGGCCATCAGGCGGCGCGGAGGGCGAGGCGATGAAGATCAACCGACGCGGTCTGTTTGGGCTGGGTGCTGGCGTTGCGTTGGCGCCGGCTGCCGTGGTGGCGGCGGCGAAGTCGGCTGCAGGCTACGGCGAGAGCCCGCTTATGTTGGCGGCCGATGACTTGGCGGCACAGACGCGCTGGCACCGCGCCGAACTTATGGCTGCGGAGCGCGCGGCGCACCCTCTGTGGGTTGTTCATGAAGACGGCACGGTCACACTGATGTCGCGTATGCGACCGTGGATCGTCTCCAACTCCTACGCGGCGAAGGAGTAACGTCATGGGAAGTCTATTCGGCGGCCGGCCCAGCATGCCGGCAATGCAGTCGCCTCCGACGCCTCCGACGCCCCCGGTCATGCCGCAGGCGGACCCGGAAGCCCAGAAGCGCGAGCAGACGAGGAAGAACGCCAAGGCACGCGCCAACGCCACCACGCGAGTTTCGACCGTGCTGGGCGACGGCGAGACGTTGGGTTAGCGCCATGCCGCTCGACGCCAGCACCGACTCTGTCTCCCGCATGGGCCTCATCGAGGAGGTCCGCAAGCAGGGCGACAAGCTGTTCGACCGGCCCAATCTGATGACCTACTTTCAGGAGTTGGCGGATCAGTTCTATCCGGAAAGGTCCGACTTCACCGTCACCCGCAACATGGGAGACGACCTTGCCGGCCACCTGATGACATCGTACCCGATTGTCGCGCGCCGGGATCTGGGCAACACCTTCTCATCGATGCTGCGCACGACGGCCAAGCCCTGGTTCAAGAACCGCACCAGCCGGCCGGACAAGGAGGATACCGAGGCCCGGCAATACCTCGATTGGGCAACGGACCTGCAGCGCAACGCCATGTATGACCGCAACGCGGGCTTCGTGCGCGCGGCGCGAGAGGCGGACCACGACTATGTGACCTTCGGGCAGGCGGCGATTCAGCTCGACCTGTACCGGCCGCGCGACGGCGGCATTCCGCATCTGCTCTACCGCAACCGCCACCTTCGCGACATGGCGTGGAAGGAGGGTGTCACCGGGCAGATCGACACGATTTACCGCAAGGACAAGCCGACGCCGCTCGACCTGACGCGCCTGTTCAAGAAGGTGCATCGCAAGGTGCAAGAGAAAGTCCAGAAAGACCCGTTCGGCGAGGTCAACATCTGGCATTGCGTGATCCCGTCCGACCTGTACCGGGAAATGCCGGGCGGCAAGGAAATCAAGCAGCCCTGGGTGTCGCTCTACATCGACGTGGACAACGACAACTTCGAAATGGAATGCGTCGGCCAGTGGACGCGGGGCTACGTCATCCCGCGCTGGCAGACGGTTTCCGGCTCGCAGTACGCCCATTCCGCCGCCATGGTGGCGGCGCTCCCCGATGCGCGCCTGCTGCAGGCTGTGACGCTGGTGCTGCTCGAAGCGGGCGAGAAGGCGGTCAACCCGCCGGTCATCGCCACAGAAGACGCCATCCGCTCCGATGTCGCGCTCTATGCCGGCGGGCAGACGTGGGTGAGCAACGAATATGACGAGCGGCTGGGCGAGGCCCTGCGGCCGATCACACAGGACAAGACCGGCCTCGCCTTCGCCCTGGAGCTTGTGCGCGACATCCGCATTGGCCTGAAGGACGCCGTGTTCCTGTCCAAGCTGGACCTTCCCCCCGTCGGCGGCCCGGACATGACGGCCTATGAGGTTGCCCAGCGCGTGCAGGAGTATATCCGCAACGCCCTGCCGCTCTTCGAGCCGGTCGAGACGGACTACAACGGGTGGCTTTGCGAGGACTCGTTCGAGCTTCTGTTCCGCAACAGCCCGGAAATGCGCCAAGCCCTGCCGCGTTCCCTGATGGGCCTGGAGCGCAAGTTCGAGTTCGAGAGCCCGCTGAAGGCCGCGTCCGAGAAGGCGAAGGCTGGGCAGTTCATTGAGGCGCAGCAGATCATCGCCGCGGCGGCACAGGCCGATCCGACAACCGCCCTCATCATGGACGGCCAGAAGGCGACCCGCGACGTGCTGCACGCCGTGGCGCCGGCCGAATGGCTGCGGACGGAAGCGACCGTCGAGCGGATGATCTCGAACCAGCAGGCCCAGCAGCAGCAGGCTCAGTTGCTGGAGTTGATGCAGCAGGGCACGCAGATCGCCAAGACCGGGGCGGAAGCGGCGGCTGTGGCGTCTCAGGCTTCGCCCAGCTTCGGGATGGCGTGATGGCCGACGAAGACCTTGCTGAGATTATCGTCTGTCAGGGACCGCCGCGATGCGCCCTGCAGAGCGATGACGCGGTCGAGGCTCAGAAAGCCGGCTGTATCTGGTGCCGGCGGATCACCGTGCATGCGGACCATACCGAGACAGTCAAAGAACCGAGCAATGCGTAGAACCCTCTAGAGGAAACATGAAAGCAGCACGTTGGGGCGACTTTGATCACTATTTCGGACCGTTCACATGGTCCTACAGCAACTCGTATCCGCATTGGGCGGTTGTCCTGCGCTCGCGCGGCGACGACGACACGGAGAGCGGTCAATGCACGCTGCGGATCAGTCTCAGCAAGGCAACGTTGATCGTGGTCCTGCCGCAGATCATCCGCCCGTGGCGCGAGAAGGTGCAGACCAATTGGGATGCAGAAACGGTCCAGCGCCTTGGGCGTGACTGGTACTGGCGCATCGATCCGCGTCAGTATGGCGTGAGCCTGAGCGATGGGCATTACACCGTCTATTACGGTCGCGTGACCCACGACAGCAGCACTGACCAGAACTGGGGCGGCTTCATTCCGTGGACGCAGTGGCGGCACGTCAGGCGCTCGCTGTACGGCCTGCGGGGCGAGTTGTTCGAAACGGTGCCGGAGCGCGCGCCATACGAGACATGGAAGGCACTAGAGGAGGCGTGCCCGGTCGCGCGCTTCTCATTTGAGGATCACGACGGACGGGTGATCGTCGCCACGACGCGGATCGAAGAACGAGAATGGCGTGCCGGCACTGGCTGGTTCAAATGGCTGTCGTGGTTCCGTCGCCCCAAGATTCGACGCAGTCTCGACCTCTCGTTCTCCGATGAAGTCGGCCCGGAGAAGGGCTCATGGAAGGGCGGCATGACGGGCACCGGTTTCGACATGCTGCCGGGCGAGTTACACGAGGCCGCGTTCCGCCGCTTTTGTGAGCAGGAACATCGCGCCAAAGGCCGACGCTATCGCATCAAGTTCCTGATGGCGGTCGCGTGAAGCCCGCCCAGTCCGTCACCAAGAAGGCCCCGCCGTACTTCCGCTGCGACTGGGAGGTTGCGGACGCCTCTGCCCTGCAGGCGCTTGCTGCAGGCACCGCCGACGCCACCCAACAGAAGCGCGCGCTCGATTTCGTCATCAAGCGTGTCTCCGGCTACTACGACCTGAGCTATCAACCGGGAATGCCTGACGCCATGGCCTTCCATGAAGGCCGGCGCTTCACGGGCGCAAAGATCGTGGAGTTGCTGTCGATCAGCATCCGCGACCTGCTGCTGAGAGAGCAGCGCAACAAGTAAGGAACCTG